CGTGTGCTTCAGAAAGAAGGGATTTATTGGCGTCAAGGTGACCTTCGACCAGACTATTAAGTTCTGAAAATAAGGCATCTATACTAGAATCGTTATCAATTACCTTGTCAATGTTGCCTCCTATCCAACTAGTTTCACTGGCATGTATGTTTAGTTCTTTAATTTTGTACTTACTAATAGACCAACTCATATTTGTAGGTCCAGAATTAACATTAGCAGCATCTTGATACCAGTCAGGATCAGGTCCTCGTTTTACTCTAATCACTAGCCCGTTGGCATTATGGATAGCTTTAATTTCATTAGGAAATCTTACATCACTGATTACAATATTGTCTGTGGTCTTGCGTAGTCTATTTTCTAGACTAGCGATCCATATATCATCATGGAAGTTGTTTCGAAGAACTTCTGTACCCCAATGTTGAAGTACCCACCTAGGTGTAATCTGTTTCCCTAGTCTATTTGACCACCAAAAATCTACTTGATCTCGCCAAGCCCGACTTTCTGCTGTTCTTCCTTCTAGTAATGTTCTATCCCAGCCAAACACTGCGGCCACTGCGTCTTTGAGAGTATTAGCAAAACTATCTCGTCTAAATCCATGAAAATTAACAAGATAATCTGCTGCTGTATCTTTGCCAGAACCAATGAATCCGACGAATCCTATAATCATAGTATCTCCTTAGTGACACTATATTTTATATGATTTTTATCTTACTGTCAAGATTTATACACCATATTTGTTTTGTTTTGGCTTAGCTACTGGACTTGTGGTATTTGTAGATTTAAGTTCTTCACTTGGACCTTTAGCCACTATAGTTTTACCAGATATACCTTGGTTTTTAGCAGCTCGATTTACAATCTCTTCTTCGCCTTTACTATACATCCATACTGCTGGAACATCTTTGGCCGGACCTTCTTTAGGAGTATCACCGTCTGGTGCTTTAGCCATTGCTACTCCAAATCTATACATACCATAATATTGGTCAATATCTTGGAATTGTTTGGCATGGGGTGCAGAACGTCTGCTGTTTTTAGGTAATTTCTTTTCAGTTTTTTCATTTAATATTTCGCGTATTTTCATTATCCTATCACCCATGTATAACCAGTACCACCTGGTATTAGTGTTTCTAATTCTTTGTCAAGCTTTTCTAACTCTTCTTTGCCTGCTGACTTTAGATCTCCACCGTTAAGTTGTCCGCCACCTTGTGGCCCTGCAATATTAGCAAACTTACTACGTGCTTCACCTAACATAATTTTACAGGTAGCCAATGTATAATCTTTGATCCATTGCTGAGCATATATATCATTCATCAATACAAAATCAGGTCTATAATTTTGGCAACGCAACATTAGCACTTCACCTTCTGTAAATGGACGCTGTAGTATTCGTAGGGTTCTACTATAGGGGATCCATTGAAATTCTATGAAGCTGCCAAACATCTTACCTATCATTTCTTGATAACTAGCAAATAAAAAATATGTGGCTATACCACCTAACATGGTAGAGTTTAGCAGATAAGTGTTCGTGTAAGCCAGATTGAATGGTTCAAAGTTAGTACCAGTACCGCCTCCTGTTCTAGATCCAAGTGTGCGTCTGAATACGCTTTGTACGTTGATAATTTCTTCACTAAGCTTATAATCATTTACATCTTTTTCTAGTGTTATAAAAGCATAACTTTCCTCAACAGAGTTTGGACTACGCTGGCGAAATCTAGCCAAGGTTCTACTCAAAGCAGTTTCATAATGAACAGGATCCAATTCAACGTCAATCATTCCGTCACCTAGCATTGTACGGCAGTAATCAAATACTTTTTGGCGTTCTTCTTGCGGATTGTCGTTCATATGGATCTCCCCATATATTTATTCGCTAAATATTGTACTATGCCACGTTTATCACTTTACCGTCCAGAAAAAGGTAATGACTATAAGTTTATAGATCGCAATATTTCTGAAATGTTTCAGATGGGCGGTACGGATGTTCATTATCACAAATACATAGGTCCTTTAAATCCTAGCACAGAAGATGCCACTGCTGATCAGCCGCATTATGATGTGCTTAGAGAAACTAACATACAAGACCTATTGTTTTTAGAAAATAGAGATCGTAAATATGATTCTTCAATTTATCGTATAAGAGGCATTTATAATGTAGCTGACTTAGATTTTAACCTTAGTCAGTTTGGCTTAATGATTGATAATGAAACACTGTTTATGACAGTACATATCAATGACATGATTACTACCATAGGTAGAAAACCTTTGACAGGTGATGTGCTAGAATTGCCACATCTAAGAGACGAATTTGCACTTAACAGCTTTGATACTAGCTTGCCAAGATTTTATGTTATAGAAGATGTAGGTCGTGCTGCTGAAGGATTTAGCCGCACTTGGTATCCACATTTATATAGGTTAAAACTGAAAAAGATCATGGATAGTCAGCAGTATGCAGATATCCTAACTAGACCTACAGATGAAGATGCTAACTATGTTGGAGATTATGATGAAACTACTACATATCTACCTGGGCAAATAATAAGGTATCAAGGTACTCTTTACACTGTTACGGCAATTACTACAGGTAACCCTCCTCCTAATTCCAGTTATTATACTGTTTATGGAGGAACTTCTATACAAGAAACTGTTAGCACACAGGCTAAAAGTCTTGAGATCAATGATGCTATCATAGCTCAAGCCGAAGCAGATGCACCTAAGAGTGGATATGAAACACAACATTTCTACACCTTGGCTGTAGATGCAAATGGTAACCCAGAGCTTAAGACCATAGATGAAAGTGCTCTAGATGCTAGCCTTACTACTATAGATACAAGCCGTGTAGCTGAACGTCCTAATCGTACTGGCTATTCTGGTTACCTACTTGGCGACGGAATACCAGACAATGGTGTTGATTTTGGTCATGGCATCAGTTTTCCTACTAGTGCCACAGAAGGTGATTATTTCCTAAGAACAGACTTTATGCCAAATAGATTATTTCGATATAATGGTAGTAGATGGATCAAGCGTGAGGACGCTGTTCGCCACACTCTAACCAATACTGATACAAGAAAGACAACTAGAACAGGATTTATCAACAACACTACAACTTCAACAATAGCAGGTGAAACAGTTGAACAAAGACAACCGCTTAGTAAAGCACTTAAACCAAAGGCTGATTTTTAATGCAGTACTTTTATGACGGACAGATAAGACGCTATCTTATTCAAGTAATTAGACTACTCAGTAACTTTGTAGTCAAATACGGTGACGGTGCCCTGGTTAGAATTCCAGTTATGTATGGCGATGCTGATCGTCAGGTGGCTAACATTGTGAATCAAAACAGTGAAAATACTTTGCCAAGTTGTCCTAAGATTGCAGTGTATATAAATGAGCTGTCATTAGATCGTACAAGATTAAGCGATCCATATTTTGTCAGTAAATTACATATTAGAGAGCGTGGCGTAGATAACAACACCGGTGAATATACAAGTACGCAAGGTGCTAATTATACTGTTGAAAGATTGATGCCTACACCTTTTAATCTCAAAATAAAGGTAGATATTTGGTCGAGCAACACGGATCAAAAGCTTCAAATCCTTGAACAGATCTTAGTCTTGTTTAATCCTAGCCTTGAGATTCAAACCACAGATAACTATATAGATTGGACAAGCCTAACAGTAGTAGAGCTTACCGACGTTTTGTTTAGCTCTAGAACAGTGCCAGTAGGTGTGAATAGTGCCATTGACATAGCTACTATTACCCTTCAAACTCCGATATATCTAAGCCCACCTGTAAAGGTCAAGAAGCTAGGTGTTGTGACAAAAATAATCGCCAGTGTCTATGGAGCTATTAGTAGTGGTGATGGTAATTATCTAGACGGTTGGGGTAACGATCCTGCCAGTGACGAAAGGGTTCCAAGTAATCTGCTTTATACTCAAACAATTACAGCTGGTGCATTTGATATCACAGTTGTAGAAAATAGAATATATTTACACAGTAATCAAACCGGAGCAAGTAATGATTTATCTTGGAAGCAAGCTATAGATCAAACACCTGGAACATTTACAGAAGGTTTAAGTAAGATATTTTTATCTCAGGACGATGGATCAGAAGTAATAGGTACGCTTAGTTATCATCCTCTAGATGACACCATTATGATTGCAGAATGGGACGCTGATAGCTTCCCAAGTAATAACTATATAGACAATAACGGTTTGATAAACGAAATTGATACGGGATATAGCAGTGCTACTGGTAAGGGGACCTTTGATGCAGTAGTTGATCCTACAACTTTTAATCCAAAAAGACCAAACGGGGAAAATACAGATCAAACTATTACTACTGGCATACGGTATTTGTTAGTAGATAATGTTGGCGGGGGAGTACGTGACACATTTACTACCACAGTGAAAACCAAAAAGGTTTCTACAGGTGTGAATTATGACGATGTTTATGAAGCAAACGTCTTTGTAAATGGTGTAGAAGTTGCACAAGATACTGCTTTGAATAACGCTGGAATTTATGTTATTGTAACAACTGCAATGATTCCAATTGGAAGTGTAGTGACCTATTCACTAAATCTTAATGACGACGGTCCTGATGCTTGGAAAAACACAGATGGTAGTGACCCTACAGCCTACACTAACGATATTGTGATGTGGAATGGAACTAATTGGATAACACTATTTTCAAGCAGTGAAAAAACAGACATAATCATTTATCAGACTAATTACTATACAGGCACACAGTACAAATGGAACGGTGTTACTTGGGTAAAATCATTTGAGGGTGATTATAAAAAGAATTCATGGAGACTAGCACTTTAATAGATTGTAGTGGCGCTTTGGTTTGTGCTAAAGAGTCGCAACGGTTTTTGTTGTTACAAAAAAACACAGGAAAACATGCAGGTCGTTGGGGGCTAGTTGGCGGAACTAACCAATGTGGTGAAACAGCATGGCAAGGACTGCTAAGGGAAATTGAAGAAGAATTGGGTTTAAAACCAGTGATACGAAAAACATTACCTCTGGAAAGATTTGTTAGTAATGATTCATTATTTAATTTCCATACTTATTTTTGTATAGTAGATAAAGAATTTTTGCCTATAATTAGTCAAGAACACTCTGGGTGGGGCTGGTTTCATTTAAACAGTTTGCCAAAGCCTTTACACAAAGGATTAGAATTAAGTTTGAGAAATAAAATTTTACAAACAAAGATACAGACTATCATAGATATAATGGAGGTTTTATAATGTTTAGTTTAGAGAAAAGCCCAAATTTTATTAATGAGTACAATACTTTCCAACAAAATATACAACAGATAGATGATGAAACAACTAAAAAAGAATTGTTAAATTTATTAGGACAATTAAAACAGAAAGTAAAATTGTTTGATATGCAGCACGGAAATTTATCAAATAATAATAGAATTAGTCCTATCTCACTAGAAACAAAAGAAGACTTATTAAATCTTCGAAGACTTATAGATAAAAAATTAAATCAATGGAAGAAGGACAATGCAAGATGATAATGAATTATTAATTTGTAATAATAACAAACTTTGCAACATGTTTGTAAGAGCAAATGTACATATTTTAAAACATTATTCTAAAGAAATTTTAAAAAAGTCAAATAAATTTAAAGCTTTAGAGTATTATTGGATGAAAACTTTCGGAGCAAAACTTTTGAAAGATGATCATAACCATTATTACAAAATCATATTTAATACTCAAAAACATTTTATTCTTTTCAAAATCAAATTTAGTTAGGTGTCCAAATTAGGTCAGTTTGAAGTTGAACGTCTAATTCTTTACAACGATCTAAAAGTGTTTGGAGACTATAAAATTTTTCAATAAATTCTTTTTTTAAAAACAAATTGTGCGTTAATATATAAAATTCAGCATATGGTTTCCATGCAGAATAAATTCCTATTCCGCCTGGTATATAAAAAATTTCTTCCCATAAAACAACATTATCGATATCTAATTTTTCAATGTTTGAATAATTAAAATTAGGATAATTTATAAAGAATTTTTGAGGTGATTCCCACACATTATCTAAAATTTCTTCTGTAGTTTTTAAACAGACTAACACACTATTAAAGAGTTCTTAAAACCCAACTTTTTCTTGATTCGTCCCATCCTAATGGTTGATTATTATTAGGATGAGGAATCGGAGCCTCCCAAGTTTGAGTTAGTAAATTCCAAGACCAAGAAGGAAATGGCTGAAGTGGTAAAATGTTTTCTACCGTATAAGAATTTTCTATACGCTCACCATTAATTTCCATCCATACGGTTATTTGATGTTTCACTAAAACAGATATGTCTATAGGAGGTTCAATTGACCAAGTTGGGGCAACTACTGCATTACCATAATAGTATTCTTCTTCAGATTTTAAAACTGCTCCCTCGTAAAACTTAAAACCAAATTTTAAATTTTCAGGGTTTTCACCTTTAATAATTTTGAAAGAAAGATTACTCTGTTTTGCTGTTAAGTGTGCATGATCGAATGTGATAGTTTTTTCATTAAAGTTTAGATTTACAAAAATTTTGTTGTCCATTTAGGTGCCCCATAAATATGTCTAAGAGAGAACATAGTTATTTATGAAAATATTAATCGTCGGCGGGGGCAGTGCAGGATGGATGACTGCTGCCTATCTTGCTAAAAAGTTAAAATTTTTAGATATTACCCTAATAGAGTCGAAAAAAATAGGCACTATCGGTGTGGGCGAATCAACTTTAGGCCAAATTAACAAATATTTAGATAGCTTAGAGCTTAAAGATGAAGATTGGATGCCTGCTTGTGATGCTACTTATAAAACTACTATTAAATTTACAGATTTTAGGGTAAAAGGCTCATATTTTCATTATCCGTTTGGTGCATTCAATTTAGATGGTACCAAGTACGGAATTATGGATTGGTATTGGCATCAGGCTTTAAACAAATACACTTTACCAGTAACTGATTTTGCTGAAATGTTTGTACATCAAGTGCTAATGGCAGATAAAAGCAAGATGACATTTAATAAAGAGGGTGAAATTCCGGGATTTAACTTTCATCTTGACACTGCCTATCATATGAACGCTGAAAAGTTTGGCATCTTTCTAAGAGATAAAATAGCATTGCCCTATGGAGTTCGTCATGTAGAAGATACAATAGTCGATGTAAGACAAAACATAGATGGATCAATATCTCATTTAACTACTAAAGAAGGACTTTTATTATCAGCTGATTTATACATTGATGCATCAGGTTTTTCAAAATTGCTTATAGAAAAAGTAATGAAATCTGAATTTTTAAGCTTCGGCGATGTTTTGATGAATGATAAAGCAATTGCTACTACTATTCCATACAATAATATAGATAAGGAACTAGAACCAATAACTAATTGTACCGCGATAGAAAATGGTTGGGTGTGGAATATTCCTACCTTTACTCGGAAGGGTACAGGATATGTTTATAGTAGCAAATTTACCGACAAAGAAAATGCAGAAAAAGAATTCAAAAGTCATCTAGTAAAGCAAGGTTGTCATGTAGAGCAGTTAGAATTTAGGCATATAGATATTCGTCACGGAGTTCAAAAAGAACCATGGATTAAAAATGTTTGTTCTATAGGACTAGCACTAGGATTTATTGAACCATTAGAATCAACAGGCTTATTAACTACTCATGAAAACATTATGCGTCTAGAAGCAACATTATCTAAAAGAAATGGTTATTACAATCAATTCGACATAGATGGTTGGAATTTTGCAGCTAGAGAAGAATTAGAAGGATTTAAACAATTTGTATCTTTACACTATGCTATGAGCCAACGGGACGATACTGAATATTGGAGACACGTTACTAGAGAAATAAAATATGCACCTAAAATTTATAATTTAGATGCTGAATTTAGAAAAAACGCTTCTGAAACAATGCTTAGACTTAATATAACTAACGAATTAGATAGATCGTTCCCAGCAGGAGAAACTTTTATCTTAACTGGAATGGGGCTAACTCCGATTTCTCATTCTCAAGCTAGGTTAGCAGTTTATAGAAATCCCTCAGCATATGATGAAATCCAAAGTGTTAGGAATTTTTATTTGGAAAAGAAGAAAGAAATTTTGCAGGTGATAGATAAATTACCTACTCATTACGAATTTTTAAAAAGACATATCTACAAATTATGAAAATACAAAATTTTCAAGTGAAAAGGTTACCAGTAGTAGTTATTGATAATTACTACGATGAACAGGCAATGTCTAATATATGGGCAGAACTAAATTTTATTTCTAAAAGAGATAAGCTTAATCCTCCTGACAAAACAGGAAGTGCAAATATTATCGATCCTAATTCAAAAGAGGTTTTTTTTAAAAAGAAAAATAAAGGTCTTTTTTTAGACGATATGTATGTAGATAGAAAATTTAGTGATATTTTGCACGAGAATAGGAAAATTTTTAATGCGGATCTTGTATCTAAATTAATAGATATAGACATATACTTTAGACATATATTAAAGAGCACAGCCGATTCAACCCTTATAAGTTATTATGAAGACTCAGATTACTACAAATCTCATGCAGATGATGCTTCTGTAACAGTTTGTTCTTGGTTTTTTCAAGAGCCTAAAAGATTTGAAGGCGGTGATTTTGTTATAGAGGACGAGGTAAAAATTAAATGTCAAAACAACAGAACTGTTATATTTCCTTCAATATTAGAACACGCAGTTGAAGAAGTTGAAATGTATGAGTTGAATAGAAATAAAAATTTTGGCAGATATACAATTACCCAGCTTATTGGGTATAGATTATAAAGGACATGAAATGGCAAATGTAATAAACGGGATATTTCCAGGTAATCTTCAACCAAGCACTACGGTTGCAGGTTGTATAGACATTTTTGAGAATGCCTGGCCGCATCCAGATAAAACAATTCAAATGATAGAAAATGAGATAGAAAACAATAGTGACGTTTTCTGGACCAAAGCAGGCACTGTATTAGAAGGATCGAATCAAACTTATAGAACAAATAAAATTATAAATGTTACTGAAGGTGCAATGAACGAAAACAATCCTGTCTTACAAAATATTCATAATCAATTTGCCATGCTTCTTTATGCTACAAGTATTCCATATGCTCAAAAATATCACATTAATGAGACGCTATATCATGAAGGTTACGCAATGTTAAAATACTATCATAATGAGCAGTACAAGAGGCATTATGATGGAGGCACAGGTATAGGAAGAGCTATTTCAGCAGTATGTTATTTAAATAATGATTATGAAGGTGGTGAAATAGAATTCACCGCACATAAAATTAAAATTAAACCTGAGCCAGGTATGCTAATATTATTTCCAAGTAATTTTGCCTATGCTCATATTGCACATCCTATCAAATCTGGCATTAAGTATGCTCTAGTGACATGGATTAAAGATAGGCAACTATAAGGAATTAATATGGAATCTCTAAATAATAAAGATATTTTTAAAAATACTGGATATTGTAAAGTTTCAAAAGTTTTTGACCAAAAATTTTTAGATATAATCACGCAGTATGTTTTTTTCGACCAAATGAAAGAAGAAAATTCAAAATTTTTTGGAGATCCTCAAGCCATGTATGCTTATAGTAAATATGGGGATCCTTTAATGGAAACTATTTTACTTGAATTACGTTATATAATTGAAAAAAATACAGGTTATAGCCTACATCCTACATACTCGTATTATAGAATGTATTATGATGGTGATGATTTAGAAATACATACAGACAGAGAATCTTGTGAAATATCTGCAACGCTGTGTATAAATTATGAATATATTCCATCAAACTACTCATGGCCAATCGTTATGGATGGAAATAGTATTGTATTAGAGCCTGGAGATTTAGTAATTTATAAAGGCTGTGAATTACCACATTATAGAGATAAATTACATACTGGAAGTGATGAGTCTTGGCATTTACAAGGATTTTTTCATTTTGTAGATCAAAATGGACCATATAGCAGTTGGAAATTTGACAAAAGAGAAACTCTAGGTAAAAAGTCAGTCATATAAATTATGAATATAACAATTGTAGGAGCAGGAACTTCTGGTAATCTTGCAGCATTGTTCTGTAATAAATATTTTCCCAAAGCAACTGTACAAGTTATAGAAGACTTAACCACTGGAATAATCGGAGTAGGTGAGAGTACAACTCCAGCTTTGCTAGATATGCTTGCTTATTTAGATATAACTTTATCAGAAATGGTGATTAATTGCGGAGCTACCTTAAAAAATGCCACGAGATTTACAAATTGGTCTGGTAAAAATGATATCTATCATCATGGATTTAATGTAAAAGATGAATATGATTTATTTTTAGGTAGCAATAAAAATTATTATTCATCTAAAAAAATTAGCTTGCCGAATCACAAATCTTTGCTGGGACTATATGGATTATATTATTCAAATTCTGTTGAAGATCTACATCTAAGCAGTATCTTGTCATATGCTAATAAAGTTCCGTTTGAACAAGGAACTTTAACTGATAATTATGCAGCCTTTGGCCTACATTTTGATGCTAAAAAAGTAGCTGATTTTTTAAAGTATAAAGGCACAGAAAGGGGTATAGAATTTATAAATGGCAAAGTAATAGCATCTGAGTTGAATGAGAAAGGATGTGTAGAAAAAATAATTTTATCTAGCGGGGAAAAATATGAAGTAGATTTTATATTTGACTGTAGTGGATTCAATAGATTATTTGTAGAAAAAACCTATAAGTCTAAATTTAATTCTTTCAGTAATTTTTTGCCTGTTAAAAAAGCAATTCCTTTTTTTATTCAAAATGAAAGTACCACTCCTACATACACAGAATCTATAGCATTAAAGTATGGTTGGATGTGGAAAACTCCTGTAGGAAATCGATTTGGCTGCGGGTATGTTTTTGACAGTGATTATATTAACCAAGATCAAGCCTACGACGAGGTAACAAGTTTTTTAGGATTTCGCCCAGAGGTGTCTAGATGTTTGAATTTCGACTCGGGATATTTCGAAAAAGTTTGGAATAAGAATGTACTAGCTATAGGGCTGAGTTCAGGTTTTTTAGAACCACTAGAGGCAACATCAATTTGGATCACAGTTATCAGTTTAAATTTATTAACAGAGCATATATCTGGGATTGTAATGCAGGATGAATCTGCTATAGAAGAATATAATATAGAATTTAGTAAAAATATTGCAAGTATTCTAGCTCTAGTACAATTTCATTACCTTACTAATAGAAATGATAGTAAATTTTGGATTGAATTTAGAGAGAAAAATATTTTGTCACCTTTATTATATGAACTCTTAGATTTATATAAGAATAGAACTCCTTCCATGATAGAAAATTATAAGTATTTTAACTTTCCAATGTTTAGCTGGCTACTTGTAGGCAGCGGAATTGAATATTTCCCTAGACATATTATAGAAAAAGAATTTTTAACATATAATATAAAGGAAAACATTAGTCATGATTTTGTCCAGAGTTTCAAGTCAAACTTACAAAGTGTAACTATGAGAAGTTACGATCATGATGAATTTTTGAATATATTGAGACAAGAATGAAAATAGTTATAGTAGGAGGAGGAACAGCAGGCTGGATCGCTGCTTATTTTATTTCTAATTCACAACCAAATAAACACGATATTACTGTTATCGAATCTTCAAAAATAGGTATAATTGGAGCAGGAGAAGGTTCTACAGGGTCTATGATTGACTTGTTAAACGGAAATTTTTTTAATAGGAAAATTTCTATAGAAGAATTTCTAAATGAGACAGACGGTACAATTAAATTAGGAATATATCATCAAAATTGGACAGGAGATAGTTCTGGATATTTTGCTCCGATTGATTGTAGTGACACCTGGACTAATTATAGTGATGACAATTTTAAATCTGCACTTGCTAATTATGGCAAGGAGAAAATGCATTTAGCCAGCGGACTAGGAAAATTATTTAGTCAAAAAGAAACAACATATTCGGCAGCAGTACATTTTGATGGTCATAAGGTAGGAAAATTTTTTAAAAGTGTTTGTTCTCAAGATGGGGTAAAGCACATTGATGCTGTAGTTTCAAATATAGATGTAGAAAATGATCACATTTCATTTTTAACTTTAGATTCTGGAGATACTATTACAGCAGATTTTTTTATAGATTGTTCAGGTCTATCAAGAATTTTAATGAAAAAACTTTCAGTAGAGTGGCACTCATATAAAGATATTTTACCAGTGAATACTGCTATGCCATTTATATTACCTTACGATGGAGATACTCCTAGGCCTTATACATCAGCAACTGCCCTTTCATCTGGTTGGATGTGGGAAATTCCATTAAAAACAAGAAAAGGATGTGGGTATGTATTCGACAAAAACTTTGTAACTTACGAAGCAGCACAGGCAGAAGTTGAAGCTTATATTGGCAAAAAAATAGACCCAATAAAATTTATTAATTTTGAATCTGGTAGAAATGAGGTTTGTTGGAAGAATAATGTTCTTAGTTTAGGACTTGCTGCTTCTTTTGTTGAACCATTAGAGGCTACATCAATACATACCACAATTTGTCAGCTGCTATTCTTTTGTAAAGAATATTTGCATGAGGAAAAAAACTATACTATTATCAACACAAAAATTGATTCATACAATGAACAGATATCTCGTCTGTATGATTTAACCATGGATTTTATCTCATTTCATTATCAAGGAAAAAGATCTGATACTGAATTTTGGAAAAATATAGCAAGAAATGAAATTATAAGCAAGGGAGCTAAGTCATATTTAGATAAGGCAAAAACACAAATTCCAGGTTTTTTATCTATTAGTGGAATGATAGGATCACCCGCAGTATGTTTATGGAATTATATAGCAGCAGGCTTAGATATAATAACTCCGAAGCAAGCTCAGAACGAAATATTGCAAGATAAAACAAATCAATCTCTAATTAAAGAAAACAGTAATTTGTTGCAAAATAAATCATACATTACATATTTAAAATGAAATTATTATCCCTAAGACTTTGCGGGCATGACAGTAATATTTCATATTTTGATGGCAAAATTGTTAGATATTACAGATCCGAAAGAGAATTTCAAATAAAACATCATGCTTTCAATAATTTATGGGAGTGGAGAGATGTAGTTAAAAGAATTTGGAATTTAGATTATAGAACTGTTGATCAAATTGCTGTTATACTAGAACCGCACAAATATAATTTGCCAAATGCATCACAAGATATTTTTCCATATATAGAATATGATTTATTTCCTTCAAAGTCAGTCGTTTACAGATTAGATCATCATTATGCTCATTCCTTAAGCACTTGGATGTTACACAAAGAAGAACCTTCTATTCATTTTGTTATAGATGGAGCAGGTGATGCTGATACAGGAACTTCATGGTCTATAATCAAACAAGATAAATTGTTGAAAAGAGGTTCGCTAAATGAATCAGATTCAATTGGTAGAAAAATAGTTGAATTAGGTGACTTTTTAGGAATTCCTAGAACAAAAGCTGCAAATCCTATAGATGGTTTAGATACAGCAGGAAAACTCATGTCTTTACAATCTCACGGAAAAATTAACTTTAATTTTATAGAAAATTATTTGTCAAGTCATAATTTTTATTATCAAGAAAATGTTTTTAATTTTAATGATTGGATAAAGTTTAAAAATGATGAACGCTTAGCCTGTCATTCTGCCTTAGATTGGGCTGCTACAGTTCATTTCTATATAGGTGAAATGATTTGTAATTTTTTTAAAGAACATGCTAATATATCAGATTATATTTCATATACAGGCGGGGTAGCTCAAAATATCATATGGAATACAAAGTTAAAAACTGTATTTCCAAATTTAATTATACCTCCTCATTGCGGAGACGATGGATTAAGTTTAGGAGGGATAGAATTTTTGCGGAAAATTAATAATTTGCCTCAATTCGAAATTGAAAATTTCCCCTATGTTCAATCTGATGAAGATGCTGATTTTCCTAGTGAAACGACCATTCATGAAACTGCTAGACTTTTGTCTTTAGGAAAAATAATAGCGTGGTATCAAGGAAATGGTGAAATTGGTCCGAGAGCTTTAGGAAATAGATCTATACTTGCTGATCCTAGAATCGATGGCATGAAAAGTAGAATCAATAAGATTAAAAAACGAGAAAACTATAGACCTTTTGGGGCAAGTATGATTTCAAAACTAAGTCAAGATTTTTTTGAAATTCCATTTGAAGATAATTTTATGCTTTATACATATAAAGTTAAAAGTGATTCTTTAAAAGAAATAACTCATATAGATGGAACATGTCGTGTGCAGTGTGTTGATAAAAATAACAAGTCATTTTATAATCTTATAAACACTTTTTTTAACCTAACTGGATGCCCTGTCCTATTAAATACCAGCCTTAATGTAAATGGCAGGCCGATCGCAGCTCATCAAAAAGATGTAATTGAGTTTTTTTGGCAAAGTGATTTAGATTATCTTGTAATTGGAAATAAGATTTTAGGAAAATAAATTATGTTATGGCCTTTATTATGTATTGACAATTTTTTTGACGACCCAGATAGTATTGTGGAATATGCTAATAAGCAAGAATATGCACCTAACTTTTACCCAGGATTAAGAACTCCATCATTGCATCATACAGATAATGAATTCTTTATTTGGGTTAACGAGAAGATTCTATCCCTGCTATACCCGAATGATTATAAAAAATTATTTTGGAGGACTGCTACTCATTTTCAAAAAGTGCCTCAAGGTTTAGAACACGATGGTTGGGTTCATCAAGATGAAAATGAATTCACCTGTATAGTCTATTTGAGCAAACATAAAAACTGCGGAACCTCCATATTTACGCCTATAGACCAATATTCAAAAGCTTTAAACGACCAAGTTGAAAAAGTAAATTATTTTCAAAATTATAAGGAATATAAAGATCTAGAAAAATTAAAAGACACTAAAGATCTAAACAATAGTAAGTTTGACGAAAGTATAATAATAAAATCAAAATACAATAGATTAGTTTTATTTGATGCAAGATCGTATCATGCTGCCCAACCATATATGGGTACAACTACAGAAGATAGATTAACTTTAATAAGTTTTTTTCACGGAGTTCAATACAACATTGGAGAATGTAATTTAAAATATCCTATATCGGAAATGAGACGCATTTAATGAAACATGTAATGACACACTTGAACCTTTTTCCCACAGTCATAGGCGGATTTGTTGATAAAGATCTAGTTAAAAGGTTGTTACCTATTGCTGAAAAAATAATTGCCGTACCTGAAAACAATACTAATACATGGGGATATAAAACCACTTATAGTAAAGATCACATGCTATTGTCAGAATTAGGGTTTTTTAGTAATTACACCAAAGAAATTGGTAAAAAATATTTAGGATCGCTAGGTTACAAACAAATCAATTTATATAGTGAAGTATTTTTTAGTGAAATGTTTGAAGGTGATTTTCATGCAGCTCACGAACACCCCAATACTACACTATCTGGTATAGTATATTTGCGGGTGCCTGAAGGATCATCAAAGATAAGATTCCATGACCCTAGATTTCATAACAAAGTTGTCAATTTACCTGTAATAGAATCTAATCAAGCTAATTGGCAATGGTACGATATTGCTCCAGAAGAAGGTCTTGTATTAATATGGCCAGGTTGGCTAAATCACGAAGTACTAAAGAATCAAAGTAAAGAGGGAAGACTTACTGCTGTTTTCAATCTAACTACCTTATCTCCCGAAATTTAAGCCTTCATATATTTTTCATATTCGTCTGAATCTAACCAATACTCTATAACAGAAAGGTCTATGTTTAATTCTTTGGCCCTTTTCCATGTTCTAATTGACGCATCTTTTCCATAAAAGGTTTCTATCTTAAACCCGTTACTAGCCATCCAATAAAACGGAAAAATCATGTAAAATTCTGCTTCTGGGGAATATGCAGCATAAATTCCAAAGTTCCCTTCATAGATGACTTCCCAAATGTCTATGTCATCTATGTTTAATTCTCTTTCATAGCTCCAGGGTTTAGTAGGAGGCCAATAAATAGTATCTTGGGCCATCCATTTTGATTCAAAGTACTCTCCATTATCAACAAATATATTCTTGTTCGATTTAAATATTGGCATTATTTTATTCCTACATGATTAGCATAAATTGCATCTGAGTATGTAACATTTGTGTTGTATGATATAATAGTTTTTTTATATTGACTTAGATTTTTAGGACCTTGGTGAATAACAAAACTAGGAAAAACTACAATATCACCTTCTTTTACATCAAGTTCAATAACACTTTTTTGGTCAAAAGGACATAAGATGCATGTTTTTGATGAGTTATTAGGCAAATCAACATAATAAACATTGGTAAAATTACCACTATGTGTGTGCCAACCGTGCATAGCATTAGTAAAATATTGCTGAAACCATATTTCATGAAGAGTGAATCCATCGTATCCGAGATCTTCATAGATCTCTAACATATGTTCAAACAATTTTTTTCTTAAAAAAGATACCCATGGTCTATTAAAATCTTTAGCTTTTTGCCAATCACATCTAGAAATATAGACTTCTGCTTGAGGAGCATTTAGTTCTTCACTGCTTGCTTCCTCAAGTATTCTAGTTAGTTCTTCTTTAAGGTCTTCGTGGTATTTGAACTTCGAAATATGGTAAAAACTTTTTAGTAAAACTTTACCCATAAATTATGTTAGATATCTAACCACTACGATACCCGGACCTCCTCTACCACCTGTGCTCGGAACTTGATTGGCTCCACCGCCGCCGCCACCGGTGTTGTTTCCTCCCTGTCCTCCTATTGTACCTTGAGCCTGTGGGCCAGCATTTTGGCCATTTTGTCCAACATTAAGTCCTGGACCACCTGTTCCTGCTGGACCACCTGTGCCACCGCCACCGCCACCGTTACCGCCTTGGCCGCCGGTGTTCCCGTTCCAGGTTCCACCACCTCCACCACCAGCCCAATGATAGTTGGTACCAGTTATTGAGCTTTGGCGCCCAGGGCCGCCAGGTGGTGACTGAGACTGAGGGATATATGCTGGGCCGTCTGCACCAGCACCACCTGCGCCGCCACCACCACCTGCCCATACATGAACTGTTGGGGGGCTATGAATACTGTTTCCTCCCCTAAACCCATAACCTACACCACCTAATGGATTCGGTGAAGGTTGATTTGCTGGACCACCACCACCTCCGTTTTGACTGCCACCACCGCCCGAACCACCTGTAGAACCTGTTCCAGGTCCAAAGGCAGGGTCCCATGTTGATCCACCACCACCACCAATAGCAGTCACAGTACTGAAAGTAGTGTTTTGCCCATTTTGTCCAAATCCTTCATTGACTCCGCCATTTCCACCGCCACCTACTGAGATAGATACATTTCCTGAAATAGCACCAGCTGTGCTTTCTACAAGGCCGCCAGCGCCACCGCCACCACTATGACGGGCACCACCCCCACCACCGCCACCAATGGCTAAAAATTCGGTATTTAAATTAGATCCACTGATAAGATAATTCTTGACAGTGTCAGGTGCGTGTTTTAAATTGTCTTTGACTTTGAGTTGTAAGTTGTGTTGCCCTACTGTAGTGAACATATGTATTTTATAGCCTCCTGCTGTATAAACAACATCGCCGCCAACTACTTCAACATATTGAGCTAGATTATTTTCTCTATCAACTCTTTTTCTAATACTTTTTATAAATGGCATCTTTTGCTCCTATTATGCCTGTACTGTAAGACTACCGGCACCAGTAAATGTTTGAACCGTATAAGCTCCTGTACTGGATTGTGATACAGTCCCAGATGTGGTAGCACTTGGATTTTTTGGGATATCAACAACAATCCATGTATTTGCTGCTCGTTTTCTAATGTATAGTTCCTCTGAACTGCCTAAATTTCCAGTTTTACTAAGACTAACACCACCTGCTGCTGCTAATGTTACTGTGCCAGATCCAACTTTGTTTATGTAAACTACAGCACCTACAGGAAAATTCACAGTAGAATCATTAGGAACTGTAACAGTTTGTCCTAAGGCTCCTGAGAATGAAACAACTCTACCATGATCTGAAAGTGCCAATATGTAATTAGCGGTTTGCGCATTTTCAGTGCGGTAATAAGAAAGCGTACCTAGAATACTTGTATTTTGTAGTGATGCCATATCATGCTGTCCTTAACTTTAATTCATCTAACTCTGTTTTAAGAGTTTTAACTGCTTCTACTAGATAAGCCACCAATTTTGTATATTGCAGTCCATACACATTACCCTCATCGTCTTTGGTTACAACATTTGGTATATGCTCATTAACATTTTCAGCAATTAATCCTGCTTCTCTCAGAGACGATTCGTCTTTTCTATCATAAATTACACCATTTAAATTTAAAATTTTAGATAGAGCGTCTTTGATAGGTTCAATATTTTCTTTAAATCTTACACTTGATGTTTCTACTAATGTTGCTGCTGTTAATTGACCACTTATACCTACTCCGCCTGTAACGACTAATGTGCCAGTAAGAGTAGTGCTAGAAGGCACACCATCTGTCATAGCAATGCTTCCGCCGTTACCTAAATTTTTAGTACCACTGCTTGTGCCTCTAATTGTAAGACTTGCAGTTCCAGATGAAGCTGCTGCGGTATTACCAATTATATCTGGAAACTGTCCTATGGTAGAAAATAACGTACCTGTTGATGGGTTAAATGTTAATTTTGTATCCGATCTATTAACTGCTAAAACTGGGTTGGCAGTAGATGAAGTTATTACAGGATAAAATGTGCTGTTTGTCGTTGTATCATTTGTAAAAGTCAACCCTGTTGATGGAGTTGCAATCCAACTTAAGACGCCAGTAGTTGTTGAAGATAATAGATATCCATTAGTACCTGGGGCACCGTCAGGCAAAGTGTAGGTCACTGTATTTGTTGCCGCTGCCGGTTGTTGAAATCCACTGTATTGAGTATTAGCAGTATTATAAAATCTTATAACACCTTGGTTCGTACCATCTCCTCTAGCTTCTGCTATTCTAACAACCTGCGTTAAACCTGACCCATTTGGATCAAGTATTAAATTTTGATTGAGAGCTGAAGTGCTTAAGGTGTTTCCTGCACCAGTTGGAACGATGGCTCCTAGGTTGCCTCCTGTTCCTACAAAGCCACTGCTTGTTCTACGTCCCATAATATTATCCTTAATTAAGCTGTTGCAGTTTCTATGCCATAGACTACAACGCTTAGAGCATTAGCTGTTCCTGCTGTTACTACAATTTTTTTAGCAGCATCCATGACTATTCCTGTTCTTTCAAGAACTCCGTTAGCACTTACACTGGTTTGATATTCTAAATATTCACCGTTTGCGGGCGAGGTAGTAGTAGCTAAAGCTAGACTTACTGTAACTGCTGATGCAGTTCTATTACAAATATTTACACTAACTACTGAAAAGGTAGTAGCAGGGCAAGCATAAGCTTCTGTTGCGCTTGTTGAGGTTAAATCTATTGCCCCTAATCTTCCTGTTGCCATTTAGGTCTCCATTATGTTAAAAAGTAATTCCATGCTATCGGTAATCCTGTCACCCCAGATTGGAAATTAAAGTTAGCCTTCATATTTATTTGTGCGCCTGTTGTAGTTGTAATTTGAGTACCAGCTATATAGATAAATCCAGCCACTACACTATTTACATTCAAAGAAGCACCACCACCACCAATTTGTGCTGCAATATAGCTTTTTATAGCACGTTGCGTAGGAACAACACTATCACTGTCTGCTGTAAAGAATGGATCAGTAGAAAACTCAGTAATAGTAGCAGAGCTTCCACCAAGTGTTACTGCACCAAGTGTAAGTTCAGATAATCCAGCAATGTTAAATGCATCTGCATTTAAAGTAGCAATACCTGTGCTTTGTTCAATTGTGAAAAGCTCTCCCACTCTAAAATTACCATCTTGGTCAGTACTAGTGTAAAATACACGGCCACCATTATTATCTACTGTTTCATTTGCTTGATTAGGAACATTTTCTGGTGTACCACCTGGATAATTTGTTTCGTCAAAGCTTCCAGTGCCAATGTCTAAGAAATCATGTCCAGTTAGTCTAACCTGACTATATCTAATTCTAGTTGTAATACCTGTTTCATCTGCTGGGCTATTGAAAACGCTCATATCTGGACTTATTTGAAAGAAGGCAGACTGAGCACCTTGTGTAGTGCCTGATAAACTCAAAACTTGAACAAGTTTATAAACAGTATTAGGTTGTGTGGCAAAAACCACATTTGCTCCAGCTGAGGGAGTATCTGTTAAACGTTTTACGCCTATAAAACTTCCGCTTTGGAAATTATCAGCATAGCCGTCACCTGTATCTAAACTAGCAGTAGCACTGGCAAATGCTGTACCTCTGTTTGCAAATGAAGGAGGTCCTAGTACGCCGTCACCAATTCTAACTGTAGTTGGTGCTTCGTATAAATTATTAGGGTCAGTAATCCCTAAGGTTGGA